AGAATTAGAGTTTTGCAGAATTTAAACTTTAAGTATAGAGAAAAACTTGGAATTTCAAATGAACCAATAGATGCTATAAATCCAGTTTATGAATGTACTCACGAAAATATACAAATGAAATCAAGTGGAATTTGGAAGTGTAAATGTGGTTATATCAATTATTAAAAAATTTAAAAAAAGATAACATTATGAGAGAGTTTTTTCAAACAATAAACGAATATTCTTGGACAACATTTTTTTTGTTTATAATGATAATAACAATAATTGCAATATTTAAAAATGATAAATAATATGGAAGATTGGCAAGTAGAAATAAAAAGATTAGACAAAATACGTTTACAATTAGGATTAAATTATAATCAATTAGAAAAGATTACTAAAATAGACAGAGGTCAATTAAAACGATTTTTTGAGTTTAAAAATGTTTCTAGCATGAAGTTTTATTTTGATGTTAAAGTAGCATTAGAGCAAGAGTTTGAAGTAAAATTTGTAGAGATTATACCTGAAACAAAAGTAGTAATTGCTAAATGCGATTGTAAAATTGAAAACGGATTATTAAAGCGAGGAAAAATTAGGTGTACATTGTCTAAAGCAGAACATAAATTTAATTAATATGGAAAATTTATTTATTAAAGAAGTTGTAGGTGGAAAACTAGTTGAGATTTCAAGAATGACAGTTAGTAAAATGTTGCTGATTGTAAGTCAAACTAAAAATTTGCCAGAGCACGAACAATTAGCTCATTTGATGTGCTCTGTAACAAAGGTTGATGGTGAAAAATTAAACGTAAAAGAATTTATGGAATCGGAAGATATGCAATTATTTAATTTTATATCTGAATCTTTTAACGCTATGAATGCAACTAATTTTATTTAGTATGCTCCAAGAAATATTCTTAAAAAACGTTCAAGAAATACAAGATAGCATATATAGTTTCAATCCAATAAAACTTGAGCCAAGTGAATGGGTTGAACAAACTGTATATCTTACTTCTGCTGAATCTCGTTATGCGGGATTTTTTAGTTATGATCGTTCTCCTTATTCAAGGGAAATTATAGACAATCTTTCTCCTTCATCCGATGTTGAAATGATGGGAATTATGAAATGCGTACAATCTGGATTTACTGCTGGAGTTGTTGTAAATATTATTGCCTACATAATGGCTCAAAGTCCATGTCAAGTTATTTTTGTTTCTGGTTCTGACCAACTTGTAAGAGATACTATTAGAGATAGGCTTGACCCAGTAATTCAGAACTCTGGTAACTTAAAAGATTTAATTAGACCTAATTCTATAAAAAAAGCAAATCATCGTACAGGTGATACCGATATTAAAAAAGAATTTGCTGGAGGAGCTTTGACTTGTTTGACTTATAAGCCTAGTAAATTGAGGCAATATTCTGCGAAAGTTATTTTAGCAGACGAATTTGATGATGCTCCAAGAACAAATATTTTAGAAGGGTCAATTAGGATGCTATTACAAGGTCGTACAGTTTCCTTTGGTAATTCTAAAAAATTAGCTTACATATCATCTCCAACTACAAAAGGCATTTCTAATATTGAAGAAGTTTATAATATGGGTGATAAAAGACAATGGAATTGGATTTGCCCTAGTTGTAAAGAATGGATTCCTATTTTGTGGCGTGTAGAACGTGAAGATGGTTCTTATGGAGGTATAAAATGGGAGTTAGATGACAATGACAAGTTAATTGAAAGTTCAGTTCACTACGAGTGCCAAAAGTGTTGTAATAAAATTGAATATCGTGAGAAAGTTATTTTAAACTTAAATGGTAAATGGATTCCAACAGCCGTTCCATTGCGACCACAGTATCGAAGCTATATTTTTAATGCTTTGTGTATTCCAAGTGGATTTGATGATTGGGTAACGTTAGTAAACGAGTGGATGTTAGCTTGTCCTAAAAACGAACCTATTGATATTGGACTTTTAAAAACTTTTACTAATACACGTCTAGGAGAACTTTGGGAGGACAGAGGTATTACTCCAAAAGCCACAAGTTTAATGAGCAATGTAGGACTTTATGAGATTGGTAAAGTTCCTGATAAAACTTGTGAATTAGATGGCAATGGTAAAATAGCTTTAATTTCACTTTGTTGCGATTTAGGTGGTATTATGGACATGGTAAATGGCATTGAGGATGTTAGGTTAGATTGGGAAATAATTGCTCATACATCCAATGGACAAACTTATTCTATAAATCATGGTAGCATTGGTACATTTAAAAGAAGTCGCTGGAGAAACAAAAAAGACCGAGAACGTGAATCTGACAGAAAAATGTTTACGTTTAATCATGGCTTACCTAATTCAGTTTGGCCTATTTTTAAAGAAATAATGTATAATTCTTTGGAAGGAGAAAGCGGTTTATACTACGATATTGACATAACTTTGGTTGATACTGGACATTTTACCAAATTAGCTTATAATTTTATTACTAGCATAACAGACAGAAAGATTTTTGGTATAAAAGGAGATACAGTTGAAAAAGTTAGGGCAAATGACAAAAATTCGCCAATTATAAGTCATTCTAGGGAAAATAAAGGACTTTTGTATATTCTTGATGTAAATCTATTAAAAGAGAAAGTTGCTGCTAATATGGCGCTTATTTCGGGAACAGATGGTACGCAACCTAGTGGATTTATGAATTTTCCACAACCATCGGAAGGAAAGTACAATTTAAAAAACTACTTTTCTCATTATGAAAGTGAAGTTCGTGTAGTTGAGGTTAAAAATGGAGTTGAAGTTGGTTTTAAATGGAAGAAAAAGCGAGAAGATAATCACTTTTTTGACATTGCGGTTTACGGAATGGCAGCTCCAGAGATATTTATTGCTGATTTAAAGTTACAAGACCCTAAAAACAGAAATATTTCGTACTTGGACTACTGCACTTTAATAAATATGTAATATATTTGAACACTTAAAGTTTTTCATGGTTTTTAAATTAAGTTGATGATTAAACCCGAATTCGTAGTTCGGGTTTTTTCTTTTTACAACTTTTTTACTTTTTATTTGGATAATTGAAATATTGTTTTATATCTTTGGCATATCAAAGCGGGTTGCAATTCGGTTTGATACCGATTGTCCGCTTTGTATTCTGCTGAAAAGACAATATAAACCTCAATAAGACTTGCAACCCCTTATTGGGGTTTTTTGTTTTAAATTACTTTAAAAAATGGTTTTCAACTGCGTACCATTAAACGATTCTGAAACAAGTCAGACGAAAAAAGGCAGAATAATAAAAGTGATTTTAGCAAAATAATAAAAGTTTTAAAAATCTATCATCAAAAAAACCTGCTCTGATTATTGCTTATCAACAGGTAAACGCATCCTCGAAAGAGTTTTAGATGATAACCCAAAAACTTCAAGTGAAAAAAGTATGCTTGAATACCTTGAAATAAGGTGCGGAGAGGGAAATGGTTTTTTAGCTTAAATAGATTGCCCTTGCTATTAAATTCTTTGTGGATTGCCTTGTAGGTATGATGCGGAGATAAAAGCGTAGCTATATTATTAATTAAAAAAAATCAAATTTTAAAACAAAAACATTATGAAAGAACTAGAAAAAAAAGAATCTGACAAAATTGAAAATGTAAAGCAAGTTTCAATTGAAAAAAAACAAGTTTTAATTGGTAGAAATATTCCTCACAACGGACATAAAGTTTGGGAGTACAACAAAGAAACTCACGAAATAATTTTGGCTACAATTACAGATGTTAATAAAGTTTATCCAACAATATTAAAAACCAATAACATTAATTATTATGCAAAGCATAAAATAGAAACAAAAGGGAAAGTACAGGTGCGTAAAAATTGTATTTACATTACTGCATTAAATATAAAAAATGTTATTAAAATTTTGAAACGTAATTACGGAATATATTTAACCAATTAAAAACTAAAATATGAAAACATTAATTATTATCGGAATACTATTATTTTTAGCAATTATAATTTTTTACTTATACAAATATTCAGTAAATGAAATAGAATGGTATAGTTCTTTTCATTATCCAACAGAAGCTGGACAATATTTAACACAAGATTACGACAGTAAAAAATATCAAATTGCTACTTTCAATGATTGATGGTATTTTCAAGGTGTAAAACCAAAACATTTTAGGTGGCGAAAATTAGAGAATTAAATTAAAAAAAAACAGTATGTTTGTAACACTTATTTTCATGCTGTTTTTTGTTTTTCTGCTGATAGCCACTTAATTAATTTTAGGTGGCTATTTTCATTATTTAAAGAAATTGTTGTTAATAATGTTTTTTAATTATATTTGTATCAAATAAAAAAGTCAAAGTTGTGAAACTTAGAGTAATAAATTTGTAGATAAAGGAGTGCTTACTATTGGTAAGTATTCCTTTATTTACTTTAAAAAACAAAGTAAGTTATGATCGGAATTTATAAAATTACATCGCCAAGCGGAAAAATTTATATCGGTCAAAGCCTTGATGTTGAAAAACGTTTAAAAGATTATAAAGTTTTAAATTCTAAAAAACAACCAAGACTTCATAGGTCTTTTTTAAAACATGGTTTTGAAAATCATAAAATAGAAATAGTATGTGAATGTTTGATTGAAGAATTAAATGACAAAGAAAGATATTATCAAGATTTATTTGATTGTATTGGTAAAAATGGACTAAATTGTGTTTTAACTCAATCTACCGATAGAAGTGGAAAGTTTAGTGAGGAAACCATTGCTAAAAGAACTGGAGTAAAAAGACCAGATGATGTAAGACGTAAAATATCTGAATCGCATAAAGGTAAAAAATATTCAAAAGAAAGATTATTGCAAATGTCAAAAACTAGCACTAATCCTAGCGCAGAAACAAGACTAAAAATGTCTTTAGCTCATTTAGACAATATGCAAAAAGAAGAAACAAAAATAAAAATAGCGAAAAAATTAAAAGGAAGAAATCATACTGAAGAAGCAAGATTAAAAATTTCATCAAAACATGGAACTAGAGTTTTAAACACTTTAACTGGGGAAATATATTTATCAGTAGCTAAAGCAGCAAAAGATATAAACCACAATATTTCATGGCTTCATCATAAGTTAAAAGGAAACACAAAAAATAACACTAATTTAATTTTCGCTAATAATGAATGATCAATATATGACAATTCCTCAATATTTTGAGGAAAAGTCAAAGTTAATAGGGAAAATTGCCACTTATGATTTGTTAATTGAATCTATGGAGCAAACTTTAATGACTGGCATTACATCTGGTCACTTGTTGCAATGGGAACTTGATGACGGACAAATGAAGTGTAGGTCACAGTATAGAAATGTTAAAGATTTAACAAATGCAATGCAAGGTTTGATTAAATTAAGACAATACTACGTCAACAAACACAACGGAGCAGTTACAGTTTTAAAAAGCGGAAACTTATAAAATAAGCAAATGAAATTATTTGGATATACATTTTTTGAAAAAGTAGAAGAAAAATCTACAATGACAACGGCACAACCAAAAAGTTATTCTTATCAAGAAAGTGACATTTCTTATGGTCCTGCATATCCAATAGTTAACAAAAGATATGATGGCGAAAAAACTTTAGGGCAATTAGGAGTTGTCTTTAGAAACATACCAGACTACGAAAGATTAAGATTAAGGTCTTACAATGCTTATGCAACTATTGATACTGTAAAAATAATTGCATCCAAATTTTTTTATTGGACAATTGGTAGTGGTTTAAAATTACAAGTAGAACCAAACAGAACAGTTTTAAAATCGGAAGGAATTGACAATGCAGATACATATTATGCTGAATTTCAAAAAATGGTTGAAGCTAGGTTTATGGTATATGCAAACTCTCAACAATGCGATTATCTTAAAGAAAAAAATCTTCACCAATTAGCATTGGATTTTTACCAAGCATCTTTTTTAGGAGGAGATTGTTTAGCAATTTGTAGATTTGATGATGCTGGTCCTAATGTTCAATTTATTTCTGGTGAATTTGTAGAAAGTCCGGGTATTGACGATAATTTTTATTCACTAGCAGAAAAAAACGGAACATTTATTCAACATGGAATTGAGTTTGACAAAACTGGAAAACACATAGCTTATTATGTTAGAATAAGACAAAATAATATATTGGATAAATACGAAAGAATCCCAGCAATAGGTGCAAAATCTGGAAAAAGATTAGCGTGGTTAATTTCTGGTAAAAAGATAAGTCCAGACCATTTAAGAGCAGTTCCTGCAATGGCTCAATCTCTTGAAAAAATCAACAAGCTAGACAGATACACAGAAGCAGCAGTACATAAGGCAGAGCAAAGTGCTAATGTAGTTCATACAGTAGAACACGAAGATTTTTCTACTGGAGAAACACCACTTGATAAAATAGTTGCACAAAAAAGAGGTAATACAATATTGCCAGATGGAGGTTATGATAAAGTTGCTGCTGATGGTTTAGCCAATAAAATAGCTCAAACAACTAATGGACTTGCATTTAATATGGTTCCGGGAGCAAAATTAAAATCATTTGAATCTACAATAGAAACAAACTTTAAAGATTTTAATGAAACAATATTTGGGCAAGTAAGTGCTGGAATGGATGTTCCTCCAGAAGTAGCAATGCAATCATATAATTCTAATTATTCTGCATCAAGAGCAGCAATAAATAGTTTTGGATATATCATTACAATTAATCGACAAGATTTTGCGAATAAATTTTACATTCCATTTTACAAACTTTGGCTTGAACACCAAATTTTAACCAAAAAAATAGTTGCCAAAGGCTACATTGAAAATATGGATAATTTTATGGTTACTGAAAGTTATACTCAATGTAGGTTTACCGGTAAAAATATGCCACATATTGACCCATTAAAAGAAATTAAAGCTGTACGTGAAATGTTAGGAATTGATGGCGCAGTACCATTAATTTCAAGAGAACAAGCAACAGAAATGCTAAATGCTGGACAATGGGATGAAAACTTTATGAAGTCTTTGGAAGAAGAAAACGTAATACCTCCAGATGATTTAAGCGCATCCAAAAAAGTAGCATTAAATAATAATCAAACAAATTCTAGTGTAAATGAAAACAAAGATACAGTTAGTAAATAGTGGTGAGGCTTGGGATGCTAACAGAAGATACAAGATAAATGCTATTGTAACTTATTCAGGTTCAGATTGGCAAAACACTACTGGTATAAATAGCGAGCCGGGAATAGGTAATGATTGGACTAGAGTAAATGGAAATTCACAAACATTACAAGAAGTATCTAATAATGGTGGATTTGACAATGGTTCAACAATAAAAAAAGGAACTACTGATGCAGGATATGGTGGTGCAAAAGGCATAGCATTAAAATGCAGTCTTGATTATGAATTTAAGTGGGAAGCTGGTAGGTTGTATATTATGCAACAAGATGGTTTTACAATCAGAGATACCCTTTATAATTTTACAAATATTCCAACAGAAAATGATGACGATAGTAAAGGCTTTGTTGTAGGTAGCCGTTGGATTTTAGATAATGGAGATGTTTATCTTTGTGGAGATGCAACAACTGGATTTGCGGTTTGGGAATTAGTTGATATTCCAACAGGTGTTAATAATTCAACTTCTGTAGTATTAACTTCATCTTATTTAAATTCAAACTATCCTAGTGCTATAATAGGATTTAAAGTTTATTGTACCGATATTATAGCAGGCAAAATGGTTTATGAAAAAACGCCTTCAGGTTGGATTGGGTATTCTTGTATAATACCTTAATTTTATAACTTAAATTTTTATATTATGCAAAAAGTAACTATAAATCCAAGTATAGCTGGTCTTGTTGATATAATATCAATAGGATTTACAGAAATTGTTCCTATTTATTTTACAGCAGAAGTTAATTGGGTTGGGACATATACTTTTCAACTTTGGACTTCAAATAATAAAGAAACAGAAATTTCAGTTGTAGGAAATCCATTGACAATATTAGATACACTAATGACATTAACTCTTGCTCCAGAAGAACAAGAAATACCAGTTGGAATTTATTACTATGAAATTTTTTTAGAAAATACATCAAGAGTATTTTTTAAAGGAAGTTTAAAAATAATTGAATAAATGGATGTAATAATTACATCGGCAGAGCCAAATAATGTTACAATAACTTGTGATAAACCAAACGTAATATATGTAGTTGGAGCGCAACCAGTAAATGTTACAATAAGTTTTAATATTCCAAATCAAGCATCCTCACAATCTTTAAAACAAACACTTCTAATTGGAAATGAAACCGATGGTAAAAATATCATTATAAATGATGACGATGCTATTGAATTAGAAAATGGTTCAACACTAAAAAAAGGAACTTACGATTTTGGAGGCAATGGTGGTATTTCTCGTATTTGTAGCGTTGGTTATGAAGATATGTGGCAAAGTGGCATTAGACACGTATTTGACAATAATGGCTTTATAAGAAACTCAACTAATTGTTTTGATATAATTCCTAATGAAACTTTTGATGAAACTTTGCGTTTTAAAATTGGTTCAATATGGACTTTAGATGATGGAACAAATTATATTTGTATTGATGCTACAGCAGGTGAAGCAGTTTGGGAATTAAAACAATTTGAACAAGTTAATGCTGATTGGGATGCAACTTCTGGAGTAGCTGAAATATTAAATAAGCCAACTATTCCAAGTGCCGTAACACAAACAAGCCAGTTAACTAATAACGGAGCAGACGGAGTTAATCCATTTATTACGCTTTTAGAGATA